AAATTGGTTAAGACAAACTGAAACAGTAATTAAAGAAAACTCAAATATTAACTTTATAAGAGTAATACAGCCAGATAATTTCATACCTCCTCAGCTAAATAATTTTAGAAACTTTAGTACTTTACAAGCTAAAGATTTTGAAGAAAGACTGAAAAATTAACCACTCTGGCCAAAATCGTGCATTTTTGGCCTATTTCTATGCATATATTTCCCTATAAACTAAATATTATTGACAGCCTTACCATAGGTAAATCATTTATAGGAGAAAATAATGGCAAATCGCAACAAGTTTGAAGAAATGCTTGAGCGTCTAGTCAATGAAGACAAGGCAGGCGCAGAAGAGCTATTCCACGAAATCGTGGTAGAAAAATCAAGAGATATTTACGAATCACTACTAGAAGACGACTTAGACATCGAAGAAGAAACCGATGAAGAAGTTGAAGAAGCTAGTGACGAAGAAGTTGAAGAAGCAACTGACGAAGAAGTAGAAGAGTCAGATGACGAAGAAGTAGATGAAAACTTCGATCTAGACGAATTTGAAGTCGAAGCTGACCCAATGGATATGGGCGGTGATCCAGCAGACGATATGATGGGTGACTTAGAAGGCGGCGACGAAGAAGGTGAAGAAGGCGAAGAAGACGAAGGTGAAGAAGGCGATATGGAAGATCGTGTTGAAGACCTAGAAGATGCGCTAGAAGACCTAAAAGCAGAATTTGAAAAAATGATGGCCGGCGATGACGACGGCGAAGAAGATTCCGGCGACATGGATGACATGGACGACGGTGAAGAAGAGGCTGAAGAAGAGTCTCTATACTTTGGCGAAGCTGAAGATGAAGAAGTAGAAGAATCAGATGACGAAGAAGTTGATGAAGCGTCAGATGAAGAAGTTGAAGAAGGCGAAAAGTCAGCAACAGAACAAATGCGTGAATACGTAGAGAAAGTTGCAGGCGGTCACGGTGCTGAAACAAAAGGCAAAGGTGAAACAGCTGACAACAAAAAATCACCAGTAGCAGGCAAAAATGATATGGGCGGCACAGCCTCTAACATCGTTGCAGGCGGCGAAGGTTCAGAAGCTGGTCCAAAAGGCGGACTAGGTGATGACAACGCTAAGGAAGAAAATGCAGGTAATGTAAATGTTCCAGGTGGTAAAGCATCTAAGTCAATGAAAGCTATGCCAAAAGGCCACGGCGCTGAGAAAAAAGGCGCAGGCGAAACAGCAGCTAATAAAAAATCAACAATTGGCAGCTAATAAGGAAGTTTGAATGAGAAACTTACGAGAGCATTTGACATTTGACCAAGCAAACATGGTCGTAGAGTCTTCGGAAAACTCAAAAGGCGGCAAAGACCTTTATATGAAAGGTATTTGCATACAAGGCGGAGTACGCAATGCTAACCAGCGTGTATATCCTGTGAATGAGATTGGAAGGGCTGTCAAAACTCTCAACGATCAAATAAGCGGAGGTTATAGTGTTCTCGGCGAAGTTGATCATCCAGATGGACTCAACATTAACCTAGACCGTGTAAGTCATATGATTACAGAAATGTGGATGGATGGCCCAAATGGTTACGGCAAAATGAAAATTCTACCAACCCCTATGGGACAGCTAGTACAAACAATGCTTGAAAGCGGAGTTAAACTAGGTGTTTCATCAAGGGGCTCTGGTAATGTAGTAGAAGGATCAGGCGAAGTATCTGATTTTGAAATAATCACCGTGGACGTCGTGGCACAGCCTAGCGCCCCTGGTGCATATCCAACCCCAGTATATGAGCATTTAATGAATGCAAGGGGCGGTTATAAGGCATACGAACTTGCACAGGCAACAAAACACGACGATAAGGCACAAAAGTATCTTAAGGAATCGCTGGTTAATATAATCAGCAAACTCCAATAATGAGGAGAAAATAATATGTTGGATGCACTAAAAACACTGTTTGAGAACGATGTAGTTTCTGAACAAGTGCGTCAAGAAATTGAAGAGGCTTGGGAAGCAAAGGTTAAAGAAAACCGTGTTGCTGCTACAGCTGAACTTCGTGAAGAATTTGCTCAGAAATATGAGCATGACAAAGCCGTAATGGTCGAAGCAATCGATAAAATGTTGTCTGAAAAGCTACAAGAAGAAATTGCTGAATTCCAAGAAGATCGCAAACAACTTGCAGAGCAAAAAGCAAAATATGCTGTTGCAATGCGTGAAAATGCAGATCTACTAAAAGGTTTTGTAATGGAACAACTTTCAAAAGAAGTTTCAGAACTACATGAAGATCAAAAAGCTATGGCAGAAAACTTTTCTAAGTTAGAAGAATTTGTTGTAGAAGCACTTGCTAAAGAATTAGCAGAGTTCCATGAAGACAAAAAAGACTTAGCTGAAACAAAAGTACGATTAGTACGTGAAGCTAAAACCCACTTCGCTAAGGTTAAAACTAGCTTTATCGAAAGAAGTGCTAAGGCTGTATCTGAAACTGTTGACAAAGCTCTTAAAGCAGAGATTGGTCAACTTAAAGAAGATATCGAAGAAGCACGTAGAAACGACTTTGGTCGTAAACTGTTTGAAGCATTTGCATCTGAGTACGCAGGAAGCTATCTAAATGAGAAATCAGAGACAGCTAAACTGATGAAAGTACTAGACGCAAAAGACAAGCAACTAGCAGAAGCAAAGAATTTTGCTGTTAAAGCTAAAAACCTAGTCGAAAGCAAAGAACAAGAAATCATGCGTATTAGCGATCAAGCTAGCCGCGCAAAGATTATGAACGAACTGACAGCACCTTTGTCGAAAGATCAAAAGGACATTATGTCAGACTTACTGGAATCGGTACAAACAAACAAACTTCAAAGTGCGTTTGATAAGTACCTACCGGCTGTTATCGACGGTAACACTCCAGCCAAGAAAAAGGCAATATTATCAGAGGCAAAATCAATTACAGGCAATAAAGAAGAAACTAACGTTAGTAGTAATGCAAGAAAGGTAGATAGCAATGTGCTAGATATCCGTAAACTTGCAGGATTAAATTAAGGAGATAATAATGTCAGAACTACTAGAAGGTCGCTGGCAGGAGACTAAAGACGCCCTATTAGAAGGCCTTTCAGGCAACAAGAAGTCAGTAATGGCTTCAACACTTGAGAACACTCGCAAGTATTTGTCAGAAAGTGCAACAGCAGGGGCAACTTCCGCCGGTAACGTAGCAACTCTAAACAGAGTTATTTTACCCGTCATCAGACGTGTAATGCCAACAGTGATCGCTAATGAGATCGTTGGTGTTCAGCCTATGACAGGTCCAGTGGGTCAAATCCACACACTACGTGTTCGCTATAGCGACACAGCTGATAACGTAGTAGCAGGTGATGAGGCAATGAGCCCATTCAAAATTGCTGCTGCATATTCAGGTAATGATGATGACAGCAACCCAGCAGCTAACAGCACAGCAGCTTTAGAAGGTGCAGCTGGTAAGCGTATGTCAATTCAGATCTTGAAGCAAACAGTAGAAGCAAAAACCAGAAAGCTATCAGCTCGCTGGACTTTTGAAGCTGCTCAAGATGCTCAAGCTCAACATGGAATTGATGTAGAAGCTGAAATCATGGCAGCACTTGCACAAGAAATTACAGCAGAAATCGATCAAGAAGTTCTAACTTCTTTACGTGCTCTAGCTGGTACAACTGGTGCATATGATCAGTCTGCTGTTAGCGGTACAGCAACATTCGTCGGTGACGAACACGCTGCATTAGCGGTTCTAATCAACCGTACAGCTAACTTGATTGCACAGCGTACACGCCGTGGTGCAGGTAACTTTGCGGTAGTAAGCCCATTTGCGCTAACTATCCTACAGTCTGCAACAACCTCAGCGTTTGCACGTACAACTGAAGGTGCATTCGAAGCTCCAACAAACACTAAGTTTGTAGGTACACTAAACAACAGCATGAAAGTTTATGTTGACACATATGCGTCAGACTCAACTCCAGTGCTAGTTGGTTACAAAGGTTCAAGCGAATCAGATGCAGCGGCATTCTATTGCCCATACATCCCGCTAATGAGCTCAGGTGTTGTACTAGATCCAAGCACATTCGAGCCAGTCGTTTCATTCATGACACGCTACGGATATGTCGAACTAAGCAACACAGCTTCTTCACTAGGTAACGCAGCAGATTACTTAGGTGAAGTATCTATCGCCAACGTTAGCTTTAGCTAATAGTTGATAGTAAGCAACACTTTAAAGGGCGGCTTAGGTCGCCCTTTATTTTGACTAAATAATTTTACGTTCATCCATAAGGACGGAAGTAAACAATTAAGTTGAAGGAACGCATCTTTTTAAAAGGAGATGTTTATGACTCGACTACAAGCAATGGCATTCAAACGTGCTATAAAACAATCACTTAAACACGATAAGCATCCAAGAGTATTAAATTATAGTATACAAAAACGTCTTGGTCTTATTAAAAATGCAAGAAAAGAACATGAAAACTTTTTTGTTCCAGATTATTTAAAATAATTTGTATTTTTTTAAAAAAAGTGGTTGACTTTTATTGTAATGATGTTATATTAAATACTGTAGCAAGACGTTGTTACAAGGGTTGGCGCTAATAATCCTGTTTCTAGAGAGGATAAGCGCACTTGTTAGGGGTAGTGCCCGGCGTAGAGTTTGGAGACAAACAGTGCGCTCACTGTCATACTAGACAGAGCAAGGTACTAAGCGATAATGATAGATGGTATCTAGACGCTTAGTTGGAGGTAAACCCAAGTCCTTCACCCACCCTTATTATAAAGCCCGATGCTTAA